CTCTCGCGTGCGCGGCCGCAAAATCCGGCGGCGTTTTTGGGCTGAGCCATGACCAGAGGCCGAAAGCCGATCCCCGAGGCCGCCAAGCGGCTGGCCGGCAACCCCGGCAAGCGAAAGATCCGGCCCGACCTGCCGGCCCCGGCCGGAGCGCCGCCGATGCCCAAGCGGCTGATGGTCGAGCCGCTGGCGGTGGAGAAGTGGGATGAGTTGGTGCCGATCCTGCTGGGCCTCGGCACGCTGACTCAGGCCGATGGCGAGGCGCTGGCCACTTTATGTGAGGTGTACGCTGCAACGCAGGCGTGCCTACTTGAGCTGCGGGCCGGCGGCCCGGTGATGCACACGGACTTAGGCGGCGTCAAACCCAACCCGGCCGGTCCCTTGTATCGCGGATTAGTGAGCCTGCAGGCGTCGCTAATGGGCGAGTTTGGCCTGACACCAACCAGCAGGACGCGGCTCGGTGCCAAGGAAGAAAAGCCAACCGACGAAGTCGAAGAGTTCTTTAAGCTCCACGGTGCCTGAACTCTGCAAAGAGGGCCAGGCTAAGTACGAGCGGGTGGTGCACTTCTTCGAGAAGATCCTGCGTCACAGCAAGGGTCAGAACGCAGGCAAGCCTTTCAAGCTCTTGCCCTGGCAGCACCACGTCATGCGTGAGCTGTTCGGTCGGCTGAACCCAGACGGCACCCGGCAGCACCGCGTCGGGTACATCGAGCTTCCCAAGAAACAAGGAAAATCGACCACACTCGCGGGCATCGCTTTGTATATGACCGCTTTCGATTCCGAGCCGGGGGCGGAGGTCTACGGTGCGGCCTGCGACCGCGAGCAAGCAGGGATCATTTACCGCGAGGCGGCGTCAATGGTGCGGGCTTCGCCGGGGTTGTCGAAGCACCTCGAGGTGATCGACAGCCGGAAGACCATCGTGCACAAGGCGAGCAACTCGTTTTACCGGGTTCTAAGTGCAGACGCGTTTCGGGCCGAGGGACTCAACATCCACGCCCTGCTGTTCGACGAGCTGCACGCCCAGCGAGACCGCCGGCTATGGGATGCTTTGCGGTACGGTGGCGCTGCCAGGCGATCCCCGCTGCTGTTGTCGATCACCACGGCCGGATTTGACCGCAAGAGCATCTGCTGGGAGCAGCACGCCTACGCCGAGCGGTGCATTGCCAATCCCCGCACAGACCCGGCCTTCTTCGGCTGTATCTACGCAGCACCACCTGATGCCGGCACAAACGACTCATGGAAGACCGAGAAGGTTTGGCGACAAGCCAACCCGTCACTCGGCGAGACGATCACACTGGAATCATTCGCAGCCGATGCCCGAGAGGCCGAGCAGAGCCCAAGCAAGCTCAACTCGTTTTTGAGATACCGGGGTTGTGCCCCCTGGCCTAACGGCTGGGGGGCACAACCCAAAGACGGCTCAACGTATGGACGACACAAGACGTGCGGTGGCTGTCGCCCGACACCTGGGCGAAGTGCGGCGGACCGCTGCGTGGCGACCTGGGCCAGCGTGAGTGGTACGCCGGGCTCGACTTGGCGAGCACGACCGACTTGTCGGCCCTGGTGCTTGTGAGCCAGGACGCTGACGGCACCTTCGACGTAGTGCCGTTCTTCTGGGTGCCTGAGCAGAACGCCGCCGAGCGGACGCTGCGGGACAAGGTGGACTACGTCGGCTGGATTCGTGACGGTCACATCAGAGCCACCGATGGCAACGTCACCGACTACGACGTGATCAGGCGTGACATCGTTGAGTTATCCAAGCAATACAACATCCGGCAGATCGGCATTGACCGCTGGAACGCCACGCAGCTGGCCACGCAACTGCAAGGAGAGGGGCTAAACGTCGTAGGTTTTGGGCAGGGATACGGCAGCATGTCGAGCCCTAGCCGCCAGCTTGAAAACGCCGTGCTGTCGGAGCGGCTGCGTCACGCCAGCCATCCGGTGCTGTCGTGGATGGCGGCGAACGTGGCGATCCAGAGTGACCATCAAGGCAACATCAAGCCCAGCAAGGCCAAGAGCACCGAGCGGATTGACGGCATCGTTTCTCTGATCATGGGCCTCGGCCTACACGCCACGGCGACGGCACCGGCACAAGAGCAGTCCTGGGACATCATCTCGCTATGACAGAAAACGCCCTGGCCGACTACCGCCTGTACGACCTGCGTGGCATCGACTGGCCCGAGGTTTCGCCGTCTCGCACGCCGTCTGGCATCCGCGTCAACGCTGACAACAGCATGGCGTGCTCAGCCTACACGGCCTGCATCCGGGTCATCTCGGACGCCGTCTCGGCCCTGCCGCTGCACGTCTATGAGCGGGTGCCGAATGGCGGCAAGGCGAAGGCGTCGACCCATCCGGTGTATCGGCTGCTGCACATGCAGCCGAACCCGTGGCAGACGGCCCAGGAGTTTCGGGATTGGATGACCGGCATGTATCTGCACTACGGTGCCAGCTACGCCGAGATCCGCCCAGGTGCTCGAGGTGCGGTCTCGGAGCTGTGGCCGCTGCACAGTTCCCGCATGGAGTGCGAGCGGCTGGAAGACGGCACGGTCCGCTACAAGTACCGCGAGCCCAGCGGCCGGCAGACGGTCTACTCGCAGTCCCAGATCTTCTGCCTGCGGTTCACGACCGAAGACGGAATCAAGCCGATCCCGACCTACAAGATTTTCCAGAACGCCATTGGGCTGGCCCAAGCGTTGGAGGCCCACGGGTCCACCTACTTCGGCAACGGTGCCCGGCCAGGCATCGTGCTGGAGTCTGACAATCCCATCCCGGTGGAGGCGGCCGAGCGGCTCCGCGAGCAGTGGGAGCGGATGCACCGTGGGGCAGATCGGGCTTTCCGCACGGCAGTCCTGCCCAACGGCGTAAAGGCCCATGAGCTCAGCGGCAGCAACGAGGCGGCCCAGTTCTTGGAGACTCGGCAGTATCAGGTCATTGAGATCTGCCGGGCGTTCCGCGTGCCACCGCACATGATCCAAGACCTGACCCGCTCGACGTATAGCAACATCGAAGTGCAGGGCACTGAGTTTGTGCAGCACTGCCTGCTGCCGCACCTCAAGCGGTGGGAAGCCGCCATCAGCCGCGACCTCATCGTTGATGATGAGCGGTATTTCGCCGAGCACAACGTCAACGGGCTGCTGCGTGGCGACCACACAAGCCGGGCCGCTTTCTATGTGTCGGCCCTGCAAAACGGCTGGATGACGATCAACGAGATCCGCGAAGCCGAGAACCTCAACCCCATCGGGCCGGAAGGTGACAAGCACTTCGTGCAGTTGAACATGACAACGCTGGACAAGATGGGGCAGGAGCCGCCAGCACCGGAGCCGATGCCAGAGACGCCACCCGTCGAAGACGAGGACAGCCCGGCCGACGAGGCCGAAGACGAAACCGAGCAGGAGGATTCCGCCGATGGAGCTTGAACGCCGTGACTTCGCCTTTGAGCAGGATGACGAGCTCGTCATCGAGAGCCGTGCTGATGGCCGAGCCGCCATCATCGGGTATGCCGCCGTCTACAATCGGCTAAGCCTCGACCTCGGCGGGTTCAAGGAAGAGATCCTGCCGGGTGCCTTCGACAAGATCCTGAGCCGCCAGCGGGGCAAGGGCGACGTGGTGGCCCTGTTCAATCACGATTCCAACATCGTGCTGGGCCGCACCTCGTCGGGCACGCTGGAACTCTCAAGCGACGACAAGGGGCTGCGGTACGTGGTGACGCCGCCCGTCAGCCGGGCCGACGTGCTTGAGCTAATCCAGCGGCGTGACGTACGTGGCTCTTCGTTCGCGTTCACCGTGGACGCTAAGGGCGAAGCGTTCCGCCAGGGCGACGACGGCAAGGCTGTGCGTCAGATCCGCGAGGTAAGCGGGCTGTATGACGTTGGGCCCGTATTGGTGCCGGCGTACCCCGCCACCTCCGCCTCTGTCGCCATGCGTTCGTATGAGGCGTGGCTGGCGTCACAAGTGCCTGCTGCTGCCGACGAGCGTGCCGATGACCGCAAGGCTCTGGTTGATTGGATCGCCAAGAGCCGTGGTATCAGCGCTGCCGCTGCGGCGTGGTCTCTGAGGCTTCGCCGTGTCTGAACCACGCTGCACCTGCGGCGAGCGACTGCGTACCCGTTCAAGTCGCCCGTGCGGTGACGA